ATGCTTCAAGGTCAAGCACTTAAATATTTACTTCGGCTTTGGCATAAGCAAAACGCAACACAAGATGCACGCAAAGCCCTTTGGTACTTGAAGCGGCTCATTGAGAAGTTAGAGACTGAGATTCGATAAAATAAAAAAGCCCGCGTAAGCGGGCTAGCAGCGACGAAAGAAAATATCTGACCCGCGTATCTGTAGAGTCTCGTGTTCCAGGATGTGTGGCTTGATAAATTCAAGCGTATCAGTAGGGTCGAGGATCTGATGAGTAAAATAAAGAGAGATTCCTTCAGAAAGTTCGGGAACTGAAGGGTCATACCAGGCAATTACCTTGAGAGTTTCCCAAGGTTCAAAGTTAAGCCTGATCCAACTGTTCAGCTCTTCTAAGCGCTGGGCAGTTTTTTGTATGTGCGCTTCATGAGCCAAGCACTGGGGAGGAACAGTGCATGCATCCTTCCAGCTAAAAATCCCGTCCTTAACGATTAAACGGCAAGGATGAATTAAAGCTCCAGAAGGGAGAGCCATTAGAAAAGAAGGATCGATATGCTTTGGCATCAGATATCACCCTTGCAATCCTCGTAGTATTCGAGATCTTTGATCCAGCTGTCCCCTGCATATTCGCTGTAAATCACTCGTCCGATGTCACGGAAAGTGTCATGGAAAAGAGTTACACGATCAACATCAGAGATGACTTGGTCAAGAGGGGGACCATAGATCAAGCAATTCCATGTACTGGGGCATACGGGTTCAAATCCTTTTGCAGTGGCACGGAGTTGTTTGACACGCTTAAAAGGAATACAAACTGGATAATCCCAAATAACAGGAGATGCCCGAAGTATTTCTGATGCACTTGTGAAGTAGACAAAGCTTTTGATATGACCATTGCGATATTCGCTAATAGTCTTGTTTAGCCAAATACGAGAATTACGAACAGCTCCCTTAGGAGCCACCCATACATTCCCATGCCATGTTTCCTGAAGAGGATTAACTTCTACAGAAGGAATAGAAGTAGCGTCCACAAGTACTTGCTGAACGGGATCAGAAGTAGGGTCATAATCAATAGACCCCATAACAGTACGTGCACGTTCAATAATCTGCGGTGTTGGATATAGAGGAAGCTTTAGACCAGAGGATTGAAGCTTATCCGCTAAATTCTGATGCGATCGATCGGAAGCTTTCTTGGCTCCCTCCTGCTTCGAGACTAAATGTTCTTGTTCCAGCATCACTGATTAGTGTAATTAAAACATTTTTGGACCAGTCGTTATCGTCAATCTCTTCGATGAGTTTGCGGAGAAACTCAACGATTTCACTGTCTTCAGCAGACTCAGCAGCGACAATATCTTTTTCGACATCCTCTCCCGACATAAAGACGGTTGAGTCATTGCAGAGATTAATAACCAAGGAGCCTGCCCCTCTGGTATTGACTCCATTGATCGCAATATTAATGAGATCAGTCAGAATCAATTCAGCGGTGGTGGCGAGGAACTTTTGTTCCTGCTCCTTTTCATCTCCCCATTTGTCGGATTGAATTAATTGCTGGAGAAGATCTGTGCGACGAGACATTCATAACGACAAGACTCTTTAATTACATTAAGCGAGATTGTTTATTTTTGTGGATTATCTTCAGACTCTTCCCCATGATCAATTGTTTGATCAAAGAAGTGTTCTCCTTCCTCTTTTAGTTGACTGATATGAATTCCGCCAAGCATGTCGGTAATAACAGTGTCAAGGCGATCAGCAAAAGCAGCGTTTCCATCAAAGAACAATCCAGCACGCTGAGCGAGCTCATCAGAATCCATGAGTTTTTGTTCTTCCTTGAGTGCTTCTTCAACAACGTATTCAGACACCTGCTGCTTGAGAGTATGGATCTGAACAGCTAGCTCAAAGCTTTCAATATAGCTTTCATCATCTACAAAGACTCCAATATTTTGAGGAATAAGGTGAAAAGGATTGCAGCAGTACTTGTTGCCACAAGTAGTTTTGACCCCGGTGTATCCCAGATCGCCCCATGTAAACCACATAGCAACGCGCTGAGGATGATGCTGAGTGCTAGTGCTGATTCCATGTCTCCTCCATGCGAACTGTGGTTGGCCTGTCTTCTTGTTGATGCACCCATTCCAGTTCCAGCATTCATCAGGTTCACCAATGTCAACCTGTGACCAGAATTTCAAGGCACGTTTACGGTGCTTATGCAGTAGGCGAGAGATATCGAAACTCAATCGACCTTCTCTCGCGGCTGCCACGCAACGGGTACAAGCCTGATGACTGTCGTACCTTGTGCTTTGCGAAGAAAATCGCCCTACGGAATGCCCTGTGTAGATGCATAGCTCTCCATTTTCTGATGTATTGGAAAGCTGTTGTTTGCGTCGACCATAGGCATGGCCCTGGCCGCGAGATTTTGCTTCAGACATTAGCTAATAGGCTTTATGGCGTTGTAGTTACCCCCTAATTTTGGGTATTGCTCTTCAATAGGAAGAGGTTCAATCAGGGGATTGATCATGTACTCGTAACGAGTGCTGTTTTCGTACTTCAGACGAACAAGCTGAGCACGAGGTGAATAATATTCGGGACGTCCTACAACAAGTGCAGTCAGTCCGTTTGGAATGACACGGACACGTTGTCCGATCTTGATATCTTTTGCGAGCATTTATAGACATCATCTTGCCAAGTAAAGTGTAATCAAAAAGGATTCATAATGTGGTCTTCGACAACAGGATCATTTTCAGGTCGTTGCCATAGACGTACAGATTTCATATTCCCTGTTGCTTTGTCTTTGCGTGTTGTATTGAAACGACGCCAACCCAAAGTTGTTAGAACATCAGCAACACGTCGAGATGCACGGCGGTCTTGCTTCGTTGGATCCAGATTCAATGCACTGGATAGAACATCAACCGATTTAGTTTCTTTCTTATCGGATACGAATTTGGCAATGATGTCTAGCCAAGGATCAGGATCACCAAACTCCTGAATGTAGTCATTGATTTGATTGATCTCATCAGAATGGAACTCATAGCGTGTATGTTTTCTATACGCCTGAATAGCAGAAGCCCAAAGCTGGTCACGCTCCTCAGCAATACGATCAAACGGAATTAAAAAGCCGTTGGGAATTTCAAGTGGAATGAAGCGTCGGTTACCAGTACTATCAACCAAAAATTGGTTCCTATTGGTGGTTCCAATCATGATGAAACGACGCCTCAGCTTCTCAGGAAGCATTGCGTAGGGTTTTCTCGTCTCGTCGGTACGAGTTGTGATCAAGTTCTTAAAGTTCTCAATGTTCTTAATCGAGAAGTAGTTATCAATCTCTGGAAGCTCAAGTAGCCATGCCGTATGAAGGCGATACTGCTCCTTCATCAAGATCTCCAGAGGAGTAGTGACCTCTGCGAATAGATCGTTGGGAACAAGGTTGCGGCTGAACATTGACTTACCTACACCCTGGGCACCAACGAGGATTGGGATCCAGCTCATGCTGCAGCCAGGGTCATAGGCACGAGCAACGGCACCGATCATCATTCGCTGCATGATCAGCGTTGCTAGGCGATGTTCATTGCCAAGAAACTCTTTCCCACAGGTGTCCCACTGGGGGTGAGGTACTGCTGTAGATGCACATTTATCGAGATACTGTTTGATTGGGCAGAAGGTATTGATGTTTGCTGCGTAGAGGACTGCGTTCTTGCAGCGTGCTTCTGGGATAAACACACCATGCTCGACAGCAAACTTGGTGGTCATGATTTCGATGTCGTTGCCCTGGAGTGCACGACGCTGACCATTGTGATCTGTGTATTCCAACTGAGAAGTCAGGAGGTTTTTGCCCAGATCAGGTAGCAGAGTTTTGATCGTTTCAAAGTCCTGCATGCGTTCTTGCGAAAGATCGCTGGTGGTCTTCTTCGGACGGCCCCGACGCTTGGGTGCAGCATCTACATCAGGTGTGGGCTCGACAATGTCAGTGAAATCCATCGGTTTGGGTGAAATATCTGTGCTCGTGAAGATGGGCTCGGGATCGCACTGGGAGTAACCAGTGGCAGATCCTTCTGCTCTGAACTTGAGTTCGCTCGGAAGCTCCAGCCTCCAGTTGGCGTTCTGTTTCTTGGCAATCCCGTACAGACGTTTGTGGCCGCCGAATTTGCCAATGCCTTTCCATTTGAAGGGCATCATGTTGGCTGGTTTGTGGCCGTGATGGCCACGGGAAACCCAGTCAACCCAGTTGTCAAAGATGCCCTCACCAATCCCGGCACAGGCAGCAAGAACCTGGACATAACCAGATCGGTTGGAAGTAGCGCCGTCTTCATACTCACCGTCCTCAGTGACGTGAATGAAGTGATCAAGCAACCACTGACAGCGTTTGAGGTCGAGCTCAGTGATGTCTGACCTGATGAACTCAACGTCCTCCTCGATCTCGATGGTTTCAAGAATCTCGGCAGGCACCAGCTCGTAGCTGTCTTCGTTGTTAAACCACGTCAGCGCATTGGTGTTGCCGTACCAAAGACGTTCCGGCTTCTCGCCACAGTTGTCTTTAAGCCGTTCAATCCCGAGATCAGCAAGCAGTCTGCTGACAATGAAGTGGTAGGCAGCCCTGTGCTGAGCTGTGGATTGGAGCTCAAGCCCCAGGGGGAAGAGGGCGCGAAAGCGGTGAGATTCCTCGGTGTGACTACAGGAGGTGTAGGTCGCTGCACACCAGCTCAAGGCAGTGGGTGCATTCCAAAAATCCAGAAGGGTTGTATCGCCATCGATATCGACAACAACAACGTTGCTGCCTCGTGCATTTTCAGCAAGACGGTGGCGTCCAGCAAAATGGGTAGCGCACCAGCCATGGCCAGCAGCTACCCACTTCATAAGGAAGTT